GACTACATCAAATAACTTGTGGTCATTTTAAATCTAACGATGGCACAGTACAAGATCTTAAAAACAATCGTATAACACAACTCATGGATATATTAGATGAAGTAGAGGGCAAAGCTGTAATATGGGCTCACTACAGACATGATATAGAAAAAATTGTAGAGGCTATATCAAAAAAATACGGCGAGAACACGGTAGTAACTTACTATGGTGATACAACCACAGACGATAGACAGAAAGCAATTAAAAAAATACAAGATGAAAACTCACCAGTTAGATTTATAATTGGTACACCACAAACTGGTGGCTATGGTATTACACTTACAGGTGCATCAACTATGATTTATTATTCTAATGGTTACGATTTAGAAAAGAGACAACAATCAGAAGCTAGAATAGATCGTATAGGTCAAAAGAGACCCATGACATATATTGATATTATGGCTGAAGATACTATTGATGATAAGATTGTAAAATCACTACGTAACAAAGTTAATATAGCAACAGAAATTATGGGTGAAGAGTTGAAAGCTTGGATCTAATTTATAAATAAATTAAATAAACCAACGAGTGTAAGTATCGTGGTGAACGCACCACCAACAATCCAATAAATTACAGTGTCTGTTTTTCTTTCTAGTTTACTTAAGTCTTGATGTAGGTGATCTATTTGTTTTTTAAATCCTGTTACATATCCGTAAAGAGATACTAAATGTTCGCCTGTTGTCTTTGGTGGTTTTCCGTTTGGCATTAAAATGATCCCTCGTAAGATGCTGCCGTCCCTGGATCAGAGTATTCACTAAAACCTGTGTCTTGTCCTCTATCATCCGTTATAGAAACTAAATCGCTCGATTGAATAGATTGACCAGATCCTGTCGTAGGATTATTTAACGCTCTTCTTTCAGCCGCAAGATCATCTAATCTTTTTTGTAGGACTTCAGATTTTTTTCCTTGTAAAGCTTGTCTTCTTAATGTTTCCATAATGTTAGCTCTTCTATTATCAATAGCCCCAACAACACCTTGACCAAACATTGATACGGGATTGTATCCTTGCATAATTCCGCCTTGTCCATAAATTTCATCAACTCTAGATTTTTGTTCATCTGATAAATTTTCATAAACAACACCTGACGGTCCCATCTCTGTAACTTTTGATCCAAGAAAAGCACCAGCTAATGCTCCAGGTATTGCAAGCGCAGGGTTAACTAACATTCCTAATCTTGCTCCAATATTTAATCCACCTGATGCACCAACACCTTGTAAAAATATATCTCTAGCACCCGCTGCACCAGATTTTAAAAGGTCCATTACACCACGGCCCTCTTCAGCAGGAACTTGTCCCCTTGCTAATTTTTGTAACAATTCTGGGTTCATTACACCTCCTGGTGTGTATACTGCAGGGTTATTTTGAGATCTAAACGAAGCCGTTTGTGCAAATTCTTGGGGCACATCAAAATAACTAAATGCATCTCCAAAATTGTATCTTTGCGTCATTATGCTAATCCTCTGTTTTTAAGTGTAATCATTTTTTCCTCCTCTGATAATAACGCTTGTTCCATAGCAGTCAACCCTGTCTGCATGGTATTTACTGGCGCTTGATTAGAGGCCACTACTGATGCGTCAGGCATCGGTGTCTCTGGTAAAGGAACACGACTAGTTTGTTTTGGTTTAATTAAATAGTCCTCTTCATTGATAACAAAAGGTTGATTTAATTTTTGTTCATTAAATAATTTTTCTTGTATTTTATCTAATATTTTAAGAACTTCATCATCTAGTGGATTTGGTATATTTTTCTCCTCTGATAATTTAATAAACCCTTTAATAACGTCTTTACTTATATTAAAAGGTTTAAATTGGTTGTTTTCTATAAATCCATACAAATTCATAGATTTTTGATCATCAAACTCTTCTGCAATTTTAGGATCTCTCATGCCTAATACTTTTACAGCGTCATAAATTCTACGTAATTTACTGTACGATTCTAAATGCTGTCTGTTAGCTTTTATGTATTGTTCTATAATTTTATTTTTGTCTGTTACAGGGTCACCTGTTCTTGTGCCTTCGTATATTAAAGCACGTTCTGCTCTTTGGTTTCTCTTAAATTCTGCTATTTTAAAGTTTAAATTTTTTTCTAAATTTACTGGAACTTTTCTAAATCCTGTAAACCCTAAAAGCTCATCTGGTATTTCGTACTTCTCGCCTTTTAATGTATCTCCTGTTACTGCTTTTGTTAATCTTAACACCTGTGCATAAGAGAAAGGAGATAATTCGTATGCAGCGTGTTGAAATGATTTAGATATTTTATCACCTAACGCATCTCTTTCATTAAATACTCTTCTACCGTCTCTTGTTTCTCCACCTCTTACAAAAATATCTAATACAGTTGCTGTCCAAATAGCTTCTTGAATAAACGGTTCTAAAACTTTACCCATTGCCTTAGTCATACCTTCCAATATCATAGGCACTAACGGAGCGTTTGGATCTCTTTGCACTGTTGATAATGTTGTTTGTGCAGGTTGAATCATCGTGTCATAAAAGAAACCATGACTAAAATCTATGTATTTATATTTACCGTCTTCATAAATGGGTAAAATAGTATTGTCTTCTGACCATGTTGGTAATACTTCTCTTATAGCATTTAATTGTTCTCTAGTTACTCCGTACAAGCCTCTAAATATTTCTACTGCTGCTGTTGGTAATACCGCATATGTAAATGCTTGTCCTGTTAAACTATTAATACCTATTTGTTTTCTTATTGGATCTTTAACCTCTTTTAATCCTCTTGTAAGTGTGTTTGCACCTGTTCGATATATCTCTGCAGGGAAAGCCGCAAAACTTCCAAGTGGTGAACGTCTAACACTTTTTACAAAATCAGATACATATGCATAATTAGGTACGGTCTCTCTTACAATCTGTGCCGCTTCTTTCATAATTGCTAAGTCTGATGGTTTGTTAGCTCTTGTTACAACTTTGCCAGAAGCATCTTTAATACCTTTTTTAATTGCAACTTCAAAAGCGTTATCTAATTTATAGGCTTCTGCTAAAAAATTATAAACTCTAAATACATCATCCTCTGCTGTGTATAAATCTTGAGCCACGTCATATATTTGTTGAAATTTTTTTGTTCCTGTATTTAAAACTTTATTAAAGAATCTATCCGTTGTGCCATATTTTGTTCTTATCTGTGCCACATCTTGAAAGATACCCTCCACATCTCTTGCTACCACGTTCTGGTTTGTAACACCTTCTTCTAATAAAAATCTATACATTGCCTGATCTTCAGGTGCATTTCTGTATTTAGGATTACCCGTCATTCTATATAAAAGTTGTGGTTGCACAGCTTTTCTAGCTCTATTTGCAAACTCACCTATTTTAGCCGGTGGTATTAAGATATTACCTCTATGCACAGTTGTAATTGCAGCCGAGAAAAAGTTTCTTGCGTGTGTAAAAAATCCAAGAACTGTTTTGGCTGCTTGTGCAGATCCTTTTGGTATTAGCATAAGTATTCTGTATGGTAAACTTCTAGTGATAGAACTACCCACAACGGCATCGCCAACTCTTATAGCTTCTGCAAAAGGTTGCGTTGTAAAGTATCCATCTAATGGACTTTTATAAATTGTTTCTGGTAAATTAGTTTTTAAACTTAATGGTTTTCTTGTAATAGTTTGGTTTGGTAAATTTAAAACAGCATCATTGTAACTTTTAAAAAATATAGGTCTGCCTATTTGACCAGGATCTGCTCCTGCTTTTAATTGTTTAGCTATATTTTCCGAATCTCTAAGTAAGTTAGTATAGAATTTATCTCTAGCAATAATTTCAGATAGATCTGTCATTACACTATAGATGCCTTTCTGTGCGTTTTTATACTCACCAAACAATTTTTTAAATGCTGTAAGATCTGATTCTTT